GCTCTTAATACCTATGATGGATATCTCTACGCATCCAAAAATGTAGGTATTGGAACCACAGTTATTGCCATCAACCCCTTTAGAGTTGGTGCCGGAACGGACGCATATAGTGCATATTTTACTGAGGGCAATGTTGGTATTGGTTCCACATTACCCAGCACAAAACTGGATGTTGATGGTACAGTAACCGCAACTACATTTGCTGGTTCGGGTGCAAACTTAACTAACTTACCCTCCGCACAACTAACTGGTGCTCTGCCTGCAATTGATGGTTCTAATTTAACAGGTATTACTGCATCTGGAACTGGTGCTATTGGTGGTCTCACAATTAAAGACGAAAGTGGTTCTACCGTAGGAACTGCGGGTAGCGTATCTACTATCGATTTTAATGGATCTAGTGGAGTAACAGTCACTGCTAGTTCAGGAGCAGCAGGAATAGCTACTGTTGTTATTTCCGCAGAAGTTGCAAGTGACACAACACCACAACTTGGTGGTAACTTAGATCTTAATAGTAAATTTATTACTGGATCTGGTGGAGTAAGTGTTAGTGGTGTCGTAACTGCCACTACACTAGTAAAATCTGGTGGAACCTCATCTCAGTTCTTAAAAGCAGATGGTTCTGTTGATAGTTCCACATATTTAACTTCTTACACTGAAACTGACCCTGTTGTTGGGGCTATTGATGGTATTGTTAAAGCAAATGGTAGTGGAACTATTTCTACAGCAACAGCAGGAACAGATTATCTAACAGATATTTCTCAAGATACATCTCCACAATTAGGTGGCAACTTAGATGTAAATGCAAAAAATATTAATTTTGGAGACAGTGCTTCTGCCTCTGATGATAGATTAAATTTTGGTGCGGGAACAGATTTTTCTATCTATTTTGATGGAACTAATAGTTATATTGATGTTATTCCCGATGCCACGAATCATTTATACATTAGAAATGGTGTAAACGGAGATTATGGTGGCAATATTTACATTCAAGCCAAATTCAATGAAAACAGTATTATTTGTAATGATGATGGTGCTGTCGAATTATATTATGATAATGCTGTAAAACTAGAAACATCAAATACAGGATTTACAGTTCATGGAGTTGGTGTAGGAACATTTAAAGCATTAGATAATTATTATCTAACTGCTGGAACTGGAGATGATTTTCAAATCTATCACGATGGAACTGATACTTACTTAGATAATGATACTGGACACCTCTACATTAGGAATAATGTAGACAGTGATGACAATAGTAACATCTACATCCAAGCTAAGTCTGGTGAAGAAAGTATTATTTGTAATGATGATGGTGGTGTCGAATTATATTTTAATAATAGTAAAAAACTTGACACATCAGCGTCAGGAATTGATATAACTGGACGTGTTGCTGCTACTGGTTTTTCAACTACTAGTGGAACCTCATCTCAGTTCTTGAAGGCAGATGGTTCCGTTGATAGTTCTACTTATTTGACATCCTATACTGAAACAGACCCTGTTGTTGGTGCCATCAATGGCATTGTTAAAGCAAATGGTAGTGGAACTATTTCTGCTGCAACAGCAGGAACAGATTACTTAGCACCATCGGGGGATGGTTCTAGTTTGACTGGAGTTCTTTCGGATGTTGTAGAAGATACAA